ATCGATCCATTAGAGACGAACAGTTGAACGTTGCTTTGGGAGCCCCTTGCAGTCGTAAATAGCCTTTGATCCGTAGTTACGTCATCTCCTGTCGTGAAACATATTTCATGTGTCCGATCCCCTTCGAACAACAATGCCGGAGCGTCTGACGAAAAATATCCATCCGAGGTATTTACTCCCGTCTGACGCCCCTGCAAAGGGGCTATCTGCGACGATTTGATATATCCCGTCGCGGAGTCGAGGTCGGCTTTGCCGGCGAGTGCATCGGGAATATCCGATACGGACACAGAGGTACGCATCGCCGAAAAGGTGCCTCCTGACTCTGTAATGGTCAATGCAATGTATTTCCCCGAAGATATATATTCGATTTCGAGTGTTATTTTCAGTGGCAGACCAACACTCCTATTTACATCTACTATCACAGGAATAGATGCATTCCTGTTCGCCGCAGCGGGATCGGTCGACACAACGACGATACAGTTTCGCCTGAGCAACTTCGAGCATAACTTTCTGAATGCATCTACACCCCCGACGGCCGCACTGATCTCTTCGCTCGTACTGTCGCTATCGATGCCGAGATAACCGGAGGGAAGGGCCGTGTTGTTGAGCAGATCGGCCCACTCCATCGATGATGCCGTATACGGCAGTCTCGATAAGGTAAATGTTTCCGATGTCAACGTAAGACTGGACGGGAGCACGTATGTCTGCGATGCATAATATCCGATGACGGCCTTCGTATCGGCATGCACTCCATATCCTGACGGTACGAGGTATTGTCCTCCGTTATCGGGAATCCTGACAACAGGTACCGTGTGAATCGGATCCGCAACGATCCGATCGTATGCTGCCGCGATTTCAGAGGCAGACATATCGGGCAGATAGCTGTCGTCTATGGGGCCAGCTTTGGTCAACAACACCACAGGGGTTGTGTTCCCCAGAAACTCGGCGATCTGGTCGAGCGTGGCGAAGGTGGATGTGCTATCCCCGTCCTGAATCTCCAACGCAACCGCACCGTTCAGGGTCTGAGCTTGCTGTAAGTCTTTGATCTTATAATTTGCCATAGTGTCATTCGGTTTTGGGTAGATCGCCCAGACGCAGGAAATCGTGTACGTTGGACGGATGTTGTCTGAGATGATGCCGAGCCGCTGCGGCCGTCAGATTCAAGTGTGTGTAGAGTTTTCCGCGATAGCGGATCACGATGCCGGATTTGAGCATGTAACCGCCGTTTGCGCCTTTCTGCTCCTTCCGCAAATAGGAGGCGATCATCGCGGCCGCATCACGGAAGCGGTTGGGACACCGGCCGCTGAAATCGGAAAGCATCGGACGCCCGAACACTTCCCGATAATCCGATTCGATCCGCTTCTTCTCTTCCATGCACAGAGAGGTGCCCGATGCGCACCTCTCCATGTACCAGTCCAACGGTTGCATACCCCCTATTCGGCCGGAGTACACAATGCTTCCAGCGCGGCGCGAGAAGCGTCGATACCGCCGGCGTTGAAGAAGATCTGCGGCGTCGGTGCGTTCTGCTCGATCAGGTCGCCGCCCCAACCTCCGTTGTAGCCGTCGCCGTACTTGTCGAGCGTCACGTTCTGCATCGATGCGCCCTGTTCGTAGCCGATCACACAGAACGCCTGGCTGCCGTCCGCACCCTTCGCCTTGTTCTCGTAGATAGCGACCCAGTCCTCGTTCTTGAACGCCTCGATGTTCTGCGAGTTCGCGGGGCTGTCGGCCAGCATACGCAGCGGCAGCGTCTTGTTGATGGCGATGCCGATTTCGGCGTTCTGATCCTCGTAGATCAGTCCGTTGTAGGGCGTTTTGGAGGGAATCGAGAACCGATAGGCCCTCTTGCCGGATTTGAGTGCGATTTTGGTGATCTTCGGTTTGGTGTAGGTCGTCGCCGATTCGTCCAGATCGGACTTCTTGATAAGATAGGCAATCTTCTCGACGCCCACCCCATAGACCGTGTTGCAATCTTGCAGGATATCGCCTGCCAGATCATTGATACATTCTGCCATTGTTTTTTTAATTTATTATAAAAGGGTTAATTCGTGTTTGAAGCAAATATAGGATACGCAGGAAGGGTTCCTCCGAACTTTTCGCTGTTTTTTTACCTTTTGCGTCCGGCGTAGCGCGCCGTCTCATCCTGCACCTTGACCCGCCGCTGACCGTTGTTTATATCCCTGACCGTCACGACAGGATTCGGCATTTCCCGCATTACACGTCTGAGCATCTGCTCCATCTCACGCATTCCGCCTGCTCTTCTCTCTGGTAAATGCGATGTCGGAATGGCGTTGCCGCCGCTCGACACGTTCATCATCGAGAGCACCGGCCCCCAATCCACGACCGCACGGGCCGTCATCACGGCCTCGCCGTTGGACAGCCGCGCAGCGATGCTGTCGCTCGTACCCGTACCGGGGCCGGTCACAAGACCGCCGCGGGCATAGTGGTATTTCGCGCCCTCCTCGGCCGCAGTACTATTCAACGACTTTATTTGAGATATAATGGTTGTAATTGTCGATATGGCGGCGACAGCACCCGCAATACCGTCCCAAACAGTTGCACTGGATGAAAAAGCCTTGCTTAACGCTGCACCCATTGACGCGATAGCCTGTGCGATACCTAACATTGCAACAACCGGCGCGCTCGCCCCAGCTTCTTCTGCCAAGCCACCCAGCGCACCCGCGAGATCGCTGGCGGCTTGGAAACTCATTCGCATGCTCTGCGCCTCTTTTTGGGCGCCTTTATTCATTTCGTCATGCAGGCGAATGAGCATTTCAAGCCGGCGGTTGTCTATTTCGATAGCCGAATCCCCCATTGCTCGGTATGCTGCGGCATACGAATCGAATTCGGCCAACTGTTCCCGAAGAATGGCAACGGTTTCATTCTGCGCGGCCTCATCTCCGCCTGTGGCCTGCGCATTCAGAATCCGATTCCGGTATTCGGCCTGTTTCTGATTATATTGGGATATGAACTCGGCCGATACCTCCTTGTCCATCTGCGACAGGATTTTTTCGAAATCACCCGTCACGTCAATACCCATCTTACGAATGATTTCCCGTTGCTCGTCAACCCACTTTTGAAGCTCCTGTTTGCTGCGGGCATAGTACCCCTCCATCATTCGTTCTGCTTTTTTTACGCCGGATTCATCGGCATACGGGTCGTCGTTCGCCGATTTTGAACTTTTCTCAGATTCTTTTATTCCCGCTCTGTCGAGGATTGATTTCGCATCCGCATTTCGTGCGACAGTCAATTGCGTGAATGCCGATGCCTCCGCTTCGAGGGCTTCGGCCTCGGCTAATATTTCCTTCTTCTCGTCTTCGGTATATGCTCTACGACGATATTCATAACTGGTATCTCCATACTCATCTATTCCTGCGTAGACTATTTCACCTGTACCTCTTTTTATTTTGTCTTCCGCTTTTTGTCGGGCAATCAACGCATCTTTGTACTTTTGAGTTGCCAGTTCGTTCGCAGCATTAGCTTGCGCGCGCAGATTCATTGCTTCGATAAACGCATCCGTATTCTGAATAAACAGATTATCGGCGTCCGCAACCGTTGTTATAGCTACTCCCAACTTATCGAACGCCTCTCGGTTGTTTTTAACGAACTCTGTTTTTGCTTTGAGATCATCTCCCAATTGATTCCATTGCAGCTGCAAGGCCCTGAGTTGGGCAACCTGATCGCCATAACTGCCGGAAGATTCTGCCATTTGCTTATTCACCTCTGCCTGGGCTTCCGCCATTGTCATGGCGGCCTCTCGCCCCTTGAACAGATTCCCGATCCAGCTGACAATATCCTTCCCATATACCGTGAGTAAGGTAATGCCGACGGATATAAGGCTATTCCAGCTGAACACAGCAGCTCCCAACTGTTTAAGGATCGGTACTCCCTGCTTGCCCTCCTTCATGGCCAATTTATTGGCCGTACGAAGTTTGTTGATCTCGTCGACAAGCATCGGGATATTGTTCGAGATGGCGAGGAAAAACATATTCGCTCCCATTGTGGCCGACGGCAATTCGCGGACGATCTGCGACACCGATACATTCAGCCCGTTGAATGCCGACTGGTAATTACCCACATTCGAACGGAAATTCCCCAGCCGCTGTTCGGCCGCACTGACTTGCGCCTGCATCTTGGATATTCGCTCCGCTATCCCATTGCCTACGGAACCCTCTCGATCGGCGGCCGACAGTGCATTATACTGTGCCGTAAGATCGCGAACGGATTTACGCAACCCATTTACCGAACCTTCGAGATTCTTCTCCTCTTTGATGTTGTCCTGAATCTCGCGTGAGTATAATCGCATTGCCGATTGGAGCGCCTTTACCTCTTCCCTGTTCGCAACCAACTCTTGCGTCGTTTGGGCTACCTGTTCATTATAGGCCTCCTCGTCGATCGTTCCGGCTTTGCGTGCGGCTTTAAGTCCCTTCAAACCGGACTTCAATTCGGAGATTCGGTCATTGAGCGTATCGATACGTTTAGCCGATTCGGACATTCCCTTGATCAAATCCGAGTATTTTACGCGGATATTGATAATTTTATCAATGTTTTCCATTTTGACAAGTTGTTTTATTTTTCATATCTTTGTTTTTAACCAAATCTCAAATCATCATGACAGGCATCTATGCAATCATCGGAATCGTAATGCTGGTATTCGGCATTCTGCAAATCGTTCTTTTCTTCAAACTCTGGGGAATGACGAACGATGTAGGTCAAATCAAGGGTTTACTATCTAATCTTTCAACTCAAAAAGCCACCGCTGCAATGAGTTCTCATGATTTAGAGCAAACATCGTCCGAACAAAAAACCGAGCAAAAAGTTGTCGGGAAATGGCCTGTGGGAACTCTTGTTGTTCATACGGCTACGTGGCAACAGATGCGCATCAAGGAAATCACACCCGACCATAAATATATGTGTACACAAGGTAATCTTGTTAGGGGTCCATATACAGAAGGATGTTTGATGTCATATGAAGACTACGTTACTACCATTTTAAGTGAAAACAAATCCAGCAGCTCCGTAGTAGGCATCGTGATTGCTCTTATCGGTATTTTAATCATCGCTATTCTATTTTTTACAGCTTGATCAATTTGCACTCGCATATACCGTCCTCACCGGTCGTGACGGAGTAGATGGCGAAATAGCATCCGTACACGTCGAGGTAAACCCGCCGCGTATAGTCGAGATTGCAGATGTCGGCCACGGTCAGTTTGACGTAGACCGTAATCATGCGGAACTTTTTCAGGATCCGCTGGTAGGCTGCATACCGTTGCGCCACGATACCCTCCGACCCGCCGAAATACATCGTGCGGGGGAATTCGCCATACCAAAAATGCGCTATTCCGTCGGATGTTCTGTCCGTCAGGGTGAGGATGCGGGCCGATGGTTCGTTATAGGTTACATCGGTGGTATTCCCGTCTTTATCCTTTTTGACATCGTAGCATGGAACTACGGCAAATGTCGTCGTGTCGTGGATGCTGTCCGGATTGTTGTAGAAACGATTGGTCGAAGCCGAGAAATCCAACGATACCAATTCGTTCTCCCGCTCAATGTTCTCGTTGTCGATGGAGATGATGCCTTGTGTGTTCAACATCTCGGCGTCCTCGTCGTTGTCGTAGTCGAGCGTGTTGGTCTGGGCATAATCCCCCATCGTGAACTCCGTTCCCTCCGGCCGCCAGATTTCGCCCCGATCGTTCAGAATCACTTTGCGGCTCCAATCCTGAATCGTTGCGTCGAGATGACTGTCGACGATTCGTCTGTCGGTTTGCGTGTTCGGCGTCCGGTCGTCTCCCGAATCGACGATGCGATAGTCGTAGTCGATCGTCTCCGTCGAATTATAGAACTGATCGGGCGACATCATGCGGATCGTATTGTTATCCGAACTGTCCGGATAGGCGAAAAGTCCGGCCATTGTCATCAATGCCGACAGGAACTCCGCGTGCGTCATATCCGGCAGGTTCTCGGCAATCGGAAACGGAGAGGGAAACGATATATCGTCGAAATGGGGCGTGATGATGAATCGGGCCGGCACGTAGGTTTTGTTGCCGCCGTTCGTAACGAAATTTTCCAAACTCCACCAGACCACATTGTATTCCTCGACGTTTACCTCTTTTTTATCGAAAATGTCGCTGAGTGAAAAGCGGGTAATATCACCGAATTCCCCAATGTCGGACACTTCGAGCAACACCTGTTCTGTATCATCTGTTTTGCGGCCGGCAAGACGCAATGTGACAGGTTTCGTCGCATCCCGTCGATGTCCGTTAAAAATAATAGGCTTCCCGTCATAACTAAGTATAGACACGTCTACTACTTTCGTATTGGCAATATAGAACTCTTTGTAGAATACGATGTCATCGGAAGCTGGGCTATCTATCTTCACCTTGATACCGATCCCCCTCTTGTCCCAAGTCGCATTTTCCTCGTCGAAAAACAGCGGATAATACCCATCATCGCTATTCGTAAAATATCCGGAACTTGCCTCGAACCGATCCGAGTACCAGCTATCCGGCCCTGCGTTTTTCGACACGAGCGGCAGGATAAAATCCCGCCCGTAACTTGCACGACTTAACGCGGCTTTGTTTGCAATCACAATACCGTGGTACCGTTCTATTGCTTCGAGGACTTTTATCACGGGAATTGACGGATGCGTGTATTTCCAAAATGGACGACCTTCTGCGGGTACGGCCCAATTACCGGAAGAGTCTTTTGCATACTCGATAAGAGCCGCACCGAAATCCACTGCAAAGAATCCGGCGACCTGCGGCGGTATCGTTGCGCCGGTTTTCAAATACTCCGTATTCTCGTTCCACTCGACATAATCCGCTCCTGCCACCTCGATGATCTGCTCGCGCAGATCGCGCAGCGAAGCGTCGAACAACGGCTGGAAGTTGTCGATGTTGCCCCACACGAGTGTGATGTTGATCGTGTCGGTTACGTCCGTAACCATCGCATACCCCCGCGTGAAGATCGGGAATCCGCCGAGGTAGTACGCTGCCGAATGCTTCCTGTATGCCGCCGAATCGTCCAAGATGTCGATGCGGTCGATCAGACCGAAGGCCTTGCGGTTGCGGGGCGTCAGTGGCAGATTGATCTCCGCGCTGCGGTTGCTCTGGATCACGTCGAGATCGTTGAAGACCGGCGACTGGAAGATCAGCGACGGAGTATCTTCCAGATCGCACAACTGACCGTTTATGTAGAGTTCCTTCGTCATAGCGTCAAGTGCTTTATCGAAAGTTCTACCACGCAGTCCTGCATGCAGGCATTCGTCCGCGAGATGTCGCCGTCTTCGACATAGGCGTCGATCCACACCTTCCGCCGGGCGTCGTACAGCTGCACCTCCCGCCCGGAGAGAATCGATGCGCACAGGTCGAACAGTTCACGGTCGACCAGTCCGCTATGGAGCGTATGGGTCGTGGTCGCCGTGATCGTGCGGTGGCGTTCGGGTGTCAGTTTCTCGGAGAGCGTTTCGAAGGTCTCGTCTTCGGATACGTCGTCGACGCGCTCGGTCGGATGCCAGAGAAAGTAACGCATCAATCCCGTTGCATCGCGCCAGCGCACGAACGATCCGCTGTCGCAAGGATTCACCACGACCGTCAGACGCGCGCTCTTCACGGCGCCGGTCGTGCCGCCCGTCGAGACGATCAACTGCCGCTCGCCGCCTCCGAATTCGCGGAAGAAGGTCATCGGAAGGGAGAACACGGGATCGACACGCGAATAGACCTCCCGCCGGCCGCTGTCGGCATCGGTGAAAGCGAAGTCCTGCATGGCGCCCGTATAGGAGTTGACGAGGATCTGCTCGCTGTAATCGAACGCCGGAAAGACCACGATCTTCGACGGCTGGGGCCAGCTGATCGGGGTATCGGCCTGCGCATTGTTCGTCATCGCGCGCGCCGACGCCCCTTTGAGCAGATAGAGCGGCGACGAGGCAATCGCCTGCCCGTCTACTTCGAGGCTGATCGTCGTTTGCGCATTCCCGTCCTGTGCGATGATTTCGAACAGATCGTCCATCGGGAATACGGCCGAACCGTTGATGATCGAACGCACCAACGTATAGCCGCCGACTTTGACAACGGCCGCATTGTATGTCGGCGCTTCGCTGACTCCGACCGTATTGTAGTTTCTCGCCAGCGAAATGGCGGGTGTTAATCTATATTTAGGCATAATCACTGATTGTTTCATTCAACATCGTAAACACGCTGCGGTCGAGCTGCTCGGAGAGTTGCCGGTCGATGTCGTCCACGGCCGGCTGCAACAGGTCGAACAGGATCTCCGTACCGCCGCCCTCGCGGTAGAGCACCGTGCCCTTGCTCCATACGTTCGCCGCCACGGCGTAGGCGTCGATCTCCTCGATGCCGTAGAGCCCCTCTTTGGCCTGCGCCCATCGCTCGATCGCAAGGAGAAAAGCATCGAAGGAGGCGTATTGCGCCTGCACATCGCCCGCAGAACGTCCCCCGTCGACGCCGGCGATCCCCTGCCGGCCGACGAACGCCGCTTCGAAACCGTCGTCGTTCTGTTCGACCTGCGTTTGGAGCGATGCCGCCGTCGCGCCCGTGGCCCATTCCGGCACGCCGAGGCTGTTGACCCGCTTTCCGCTGCTGCCCGTCTTCGTTTGCAGATTCGCCACGACCTGCGTGCGCAGCGTATCGAACCGCGCTTCGCACACCTCGATGAATCGCTGCGGATCGAAATAGCGCAGTATCTTGTCGATCCTATCCATTGTTGCAGGTCGAATAGGTCATCGTCGCCTCGCATTCGACTCCGCAGACCAGCTGATCGAATCGGGCGGCGAACGGGGTGATCTTCGTGACCTGCACCTCGACTCCTCGATCCCGCAATGCCTCGAAAAACTCCGCCGAGCGGTCGATCATCTCCTCGACGATCGGCATGACCTGCGTCGCGGTATCGGGTTCCGCTTCGCCGAGGTCGCCGCAGAAGAGGAACTTCGAGGCGCGCTTGTAGACGCCATCGAGATCCGTCGGCGTGATCGTCTCGAAGAATTGCCGCACGACGACCGGATACTCCGTGATCGTTCCCAGGATGTAGTTCGTCTCTTTAAGGCGGGCATAGATATACGAACCGAAGCCGCACGCCCCGGCGGCCTTGTCGATATGGTCGTTCAGCGAGTTTATCTTCACTCCCACGATACGGCGGGCCGGCGGCGTCTGCCCGACGACCCTGTACTCGTATTCCTTGTTGTCGGTCATCTTCTTTTGATTTTAGAGGTTTGTATCCTGCTGAGATTGCGCTGCTCGATCACGTCGTTCGTCGTCGACTCGAAGGCTTCGTAGACGACGCTCCACTCCATGCCGTAGACCGACGCGGGCGATACGGCGCCGTTCATGATCTGCACGTACTTGCGCACCACGGCGGCGATGCCTCGGTCGGGGCGGTCGATCTGCGCCTGCCGCTCCTCGTCGGTCGGTTCGATTTTCAGATCGGCGAATCTCTTCGAGATGGCCGCGAGCGTGTCCATGCAGTGCAGAAAGTAGCGGTACGCACGGATGAACCGCAAATCCGCGACCTTCTCTTTCGGGATGCCGAGCATTTGCGACAACACGTTGACGAAGTAATCGGTGGAGCGGTTCGTCTCGTTTAGCACCGCCAGATCGCGCATCGTCATGTGCTTCGGATCGCGGGCCGCAATGCGCCTGTCCGGCAGCCACCGCCGATGCAGTACGCAGCATTCCGGTTCCGCCCGTCTCCTGATCTCTTCTGCAAACCTACGGCTTTCGAGGTTGAACAATGCCGCCCTGCCGATGATGATGTCCCGAACGGTGTCGGTCGATTTGACGATCATAATCCGAATAAGTTTGCGGGTTCGAAAATTGCCGAACAATAGTCCGGCACGGCCCCCAGTTCGACGAGCTTCGGCCGCAGGACGCAGCATTGGCGCACCATATCGTTCCAAACCTCTATGGCACGGATGCGCGGACTCGCTTCGTCCGAATATTCCCCACGCTGCACCTTCTCGCCGGCCGGTGTGCCGACCGTAGTATGCGTGCGCAGCCAGTAGAAATAGACATAGTTCGCAATGGGCGAGGTCTTGACCGCTTCGTTTCTGAGCAGCGCAACGATCTGCGGATTCTCCTCCGCCGTCTCTGCCAGTGCCTCACCCAACAGATTGCGGAGGAATCTCGGCTCGTAAATGGCGATGTAGGAGTTCGCCGAATCGATGAGTGCCTGAGCGAGCGCCGTCGGCTTGTCGTCCTTCCGATTGGCGATGCCGGAGATGTAGATCGGATCCTTTTCGAAATAGGTATTGTCGATAATCATGGAAAATGTATTTAGCGGGCGCAGGGGCGATCAAACCCCTGCGTCCTGAAATTACTTCACCGTTTCTCGGTGGCGCGGCCCAACTTGATGAGCGTCTTGGCATGTACGGGATGCACCTTATAGGCTTTGCCCTTCTCCAGCGTATTGCCGGGGCCGCCGGTTCCGTAGACCGTCACGCGATCGTTGAAGTCCACATTGGTCTTTTCTTCTTTCGTTGCCATATTCTTGTTCGTTTAACGTGTTTGACTTAGGCTGCCACCTTCGAAGGCTCGGCAGCCGGTTTCTGCAAGGCGGCGATAATGGTCGCGAACGCGCCTTTGACGAACGCCCCCTGATCGACCGATGCGAAGTACGAGTGCAGACGCTCCTCGCAGATGACCGTGAAGAGATTCTTCTGGAAGTCGTCGTCGACCCACCCGAATTCGACGCGAATGCCTTTGTACGGGCGAACGTTCCATTTGCTCGTATCGGCAACGAGGAAATCGCCGGCCTTGACATAGGTAGATTCCACGATCTCCACCCCGCGGATGAGCCGGAACAGCTCGTCCGAGATGTAGTGACCCGTCGAATCCTTCGTCAGGTCGATGGAGGCCCGATCCGAAGGGTTGAGCATCACCACGTCGGGATAGAAGTTCAGGTTCCGCATCTGGAGGATCGCTGCGCGGATCGCATCGGCCTTGTTCGCCATTTCGACCGTCCCGTCGAGCGCGGTGGCCGTATAGGTAGCAGCAGCCGTGAAGATGCCTTTGAGATTCACGCCCGTGCCGTCACCGGTGAGCAGCTGTTTCGTGCGTTCCTGAACGAGCGACGTGCGCAGCATGTTGTCGATCTCCGACTGCATATAGTCGAAATCGTCGCGCATCTCGTAAGAGATTTTGGCCGATACGGCCACTTTCTTCGCCGTCGACGTCTCAGGGACATACGACCAGTCCATAACGGGCTTCAAGGCCCCCTCGGCGATGAATGCAGGAGCGCCGTTGCCGGGCTTGCGATCCACCCATGTGATATTGGGCGAGTTGGTCGAGCCCTTGAACAACCGTTCTACGACGCGCGTGTCTTCGCTCGGCGCGTAATGGATAGTGCGGTCTACTTCGGTGTTGAGCGCTGCAACCGCCGCGGTATTGGCCGCCACGGTGATCGTCGTAGCAGCCGCTTTGATCTCCAGTTCGAGCGCCGTATTGCGTTTCTCCGCGAAAGCGCGTTTCGCCTCGTCGCTCGAAAGGAACGCCTTGATCTGCTCGCGGATCGTGCGGCCCTTGCCGGCGCTGCCGCTCATCGAACGGCGAATCTCGCTCCCCTGCTCCTTGAGAGCCTTCTCGATCTCCGCGATCTTCTCGGCCGACACGCCCAGTTTCCCGAGCGACGATTTTACCGACTCGACGATCTCTTCCTCCGATTTGATCCCCTCGGCCAGCATTTCGAACTGGTCGTTGATGTGCTTGCCGAGCAATTCCATGCCCTTGCGATCCACATCCGAGAACTCCCCGCTGTCGGGCAGTTCGAATTTCTTGAATTTGAATGCCATGTTTTTCAGTTTTTGATTTGACCTAATTTTTCGAATACCGAACTGCGTGAAGTGAGTGGCGCGGGGGCCGGCTCGGCTTTGAACATCGACAGTATTCTGCTGTATACTTTTTCGTATTCATCGGGCGCGGTCTCCCGTAATGCCTTGACATATCGTTCCATGTCGTCCAAGGCTTTCATGTCGCCGATATACTCCGTGTGCTCGTTGGCGCCGAAGGTGACGACCGAAATCTCGTGCAGAATAATCTCCTTCACGATCAGGCAGTCGAGATCGGGATCGTAATCGCATTTGTCCCATACATACCGATAGCCGATCGAGAACTGGTTGAGCACCCCTTCGTGCATCTGCACCCATGCGCGGCGAGCGTCCGGCACGGCATCGAAATCCGAGAGCTGCACCGTGGCGTATCCGCCGTCGTCCTTCTCCTCGATCGACAGGATACGGCCGATCGGGTTCTTCGTCTCGTGCTGCCACAGGAATTGTATCTTCCGGTTCGTCGCAGACGCCGGCCCGCGCTCCTGAATACTCTTGCTGATGCAACCCTTCATCAGCATGTCGCCGTCCGAATCGACCGTTCCGAACGAACAGAACTTCACGAGAATGATGTGTTTCTCCTCGTCCACGACATCGGCCTTCAATATCGGCGCTTGCTTGAAAGCCCCGCCGCGGCTCATGACTTTTTTATACAGTAGTTTGTCCATTATTCCAGAATGTTTGCAATGATGTTTTTCCCCTGTTGCTCGGTAATGAGACCGGAGGCGATCGCGTTGCTGGCAGCCGTCACGGCCGCCGTCAGCGAGTCGGCATACAGCCGCTTCGCTTCCTGGAAGATCGACAGGTGATCGAAATAGGGAACGATGCGGAATCCATCGAACCCGTGCGCCGCGTTCAATACCTCCGATATTCGCTCTGCATCCGGTTTGATCGCATCGTTGTACAATTTGACCTCGGCCGCCGTAAGATTCGCATAGGTCGTACCTTCGGTGTCGATCAGTACATACGGCACTTGATAGGCATCGGCGATCTCCTTCTTGGCATTGCGCTGCACCTCCGTGAGATTCATGTCCTTCATGTTGGCCGAAATCTGCACGAAAGCAGCCTTCAATCCGGTCACGATGTACTTATATTGGCCCTTCATCACGCCGTATCGCCGCAGGGCCGCTTGTGCCTGCTCCCGATCCTCCTTGTTCTCCGGCAACACGGATGTCCGGAAATCCTCGCTATTCAACGAGATGATACCCAATGCCCCTCTGTTGATGATGAGTTCGTTCTGCGCCTCGAATGACGACACGAAAGGATTGACGGCGTTCTGCAAGGCTGACAGACGCGACTGCGATGCTCCGAAGATATTCGGATTATAGGCCGAATCCCGCACGACGAACATTTGATCCCGATCGACACGAATTTGATAATCGTTGATCGAAACCATATAATAATCGATCTGCGGATCGGGCCGGAAACCGGTGAATTCGGAGGTCGTCACCTCCTGAACAAGCGGATTCGGAATCACGTAGAGTTCGTAGGCCGTGGGCACACCGACCGGCTCCCAGCGAAGAATATAGGCTTTTCCGTAAATATCCTTGAAGGCTTCGATCATCGCCGTGAAATCTTCGATCGTTTGAAAGTCATTCGGATGCTTCCACCTGTTCAGTTCCTCCGTGCGACCTGCGACCTGGCGAGCGTCGTCCGACGGATCGACAGCCCACCAGCGGGCGTTGAGAATTGCCGCGGATTTCTTGGTCACGACCGAAAACAACGCGCTGCACCGAGCGTAAGCGATAGTCTGTCCGGCAACGGTGTCGCAGTCGATCGTACTACCGCTGCCCAATCCCATTGCCGAGAGAAAATCGCGCACAGAGACGAACCGCTGTTCCTCCGCTGTCGGAGTTCCGCACTCCGATTTCGTCGTCAAGTCCTGACTCTTACTTCGCCACTTCAAGCTGAATCTCATTGCACATAGCCTTTGAAGCAAATGTAAGGGCGATAAAAGAGGGTTCTCCGAACTTTTCGCTGTTTTTTCATTTTCGGCGGTTGCAGACCCAATAGAGATACTCCATTACAGCGTATCGGGCCGCATCCCACAAGTGATTGAATTTGTCGATCGGCTGGTTGATCGTAATGCCGTTCACCGAATCCCACACATAGGAATTGGCCTCGGTTTGGAAATTACGGCTGCGGACGATATGGAGGCGGAACGATTTGACCATGTGAATTCCGTCCGTTACGGAACCGGCATATTTCTTCGCCTTCACCACGCTGAGCCCGCGCAGCAGCAGGCCGTCGACCATCGATTCGGGATTTTTAGCGTATTTGTCCGCCGAGTCGGCGAATATGGGCATCCGCCCGACCACCCCCTCGATCGCATCGTAGAGCAAGGCCGGATCGGAGCAGGGTGCATAAAACTCTTCCTTCATGTATAGATCAAGCCCCCGAAGCCCCAGACGGACGAGCGCCGTAGGATCGTTCGTAAATCCGAAGTCAAGGCCGAACACGACCCTTTCCAGGTCGGACGGAAATTCATCGATCCAGTCGATATTCGGATAGACAAGACCCTCTTTCGCTGCACGGATTCCCAATCCATAGACTTTCCATCGCCACTCGTCGGCCGTGCCCGCAGCAATGTTCGCCGGTGTAGGTTCATAGGATTCGATTTCTCGTATGACCCCAGGCGGGCAGAACGGATTGTCTTTGTATGTCGTGTGCGTAAAATAGGTGTGCGGCTGCCCTTCCAGTTCGAAGGCCCAATGTTCGGTATATTTGGGATTCCAGTCGCCGATGACCATCGTCGTGCAGCGCATCGTGATATTTTTGTACTGCTGCTTCGAGATGTCGTCCAGCATCTCGTTGATGTAGATGATGTCGCAATCGTATCCTTCACGGCTATCCATTCTGTCCAATCCGCGGAAATGGATCACGGAGTTGTTGATATAGTAGTCGGGATGTTGATTCTCGCTGCGCATCGCATCGGGATCGTAGACGCCGCGCAGGGTCAGTTTCTTGCGGAAATCGGCAAGGGTGATCTCCTTGCAGGCCTGCAACGTATTTCGATATACGAAGATATTGAGCGGGGATAGTGCGAGCGTACAGATGTCGTACAGAAAATCGAAGGCATCGTAGGTCTTCCCCGAACGGCTCGACCCTTCATTAAAAATCTTCAACACCGCATCCTGTTCCCTGTACTGCATGTACCGATACATGAGGTAACGATACACTTTCCCCCGATAGGTGCGGATGTCAGGCAGACGATGCATCGGCAGGCGGTGTTTTTTCGATCGACAACGCATCCTCCGCGTCTATTTGAATGACGACGGGAGCGACGGCAGGATTTTCTATCTTTCCGGATAGTTTCACCTCCTTCGGCGCTGCGTAACCCAACATGTTCATGATGCTGTCGAGACTCTTCTGCTTGTCGTAGCACTCGATCTTCACGAACTCCTCGACAATCTCATCGCCATTCGAAGCGATCCGTTTGACCTGTTTGGTATTGATCGACTTTATACATGCCTTCTCATCGTCCGTGAGCGACTCGAACTCTTTAAGCGACATCCAGCCGTTACGAATGCGGGTCGCATCCGAAAAGGCGATCTTCTGGTGCTCGCGGATGATCTGCAAGGCCGAGATGCCCGCAGCCTCGGCAAGGTGAGTTTTCAGATATTCGATCCTCGCTGCAACCTCGCTGTTTTGTAATAGCAGATAGGCATTATTCCATACCGTGTTATCGCTCATGTTCGAACATCTGTAAGCATAGCGATATGCCTCGGACGCATTACCGCATTCGAGGTACTTATTGCAAAACTTTTCCTGTTTGATCGTGAGCTTGCCCATATATGCAAAGATCGCCTATCGGGGAGACGATTCTTTCAACTTTTCGCTCTTTTTCATTGCCCGATATAGCGGTATTGTAGGTGTGCATGTAAATCATGCCACTCTTCGATCAGTCGGGGATGCCGTTCGACAAATGCCTCCCACTGTACGCGGCGCAGATAGACCCGCCCGTTGCGGACGACTGCGCCGAGTGTCCGATCCACTCGAATCGATTTCCATATCCAACGTGTCGAAATGCCGTACTCATCGGCTGCGGCCTGAATTGAGATAAAATGGTTCATTGCAAATCCCGAATTAATTACTACCTTTGTTCTTGGGTGAGGGGTGATTCTTCGGGATCGCCTCTTTTTATATCAAACAATTACACCTGTTCTACTTTCCGGAATATTACATCCGTCCCATCCTCTCGTTCGTACCAACGACAGCTGCCTGTCATCTCGTTGTAAGAGCAATTGCCAAAACGCGCACAATCCCGACATGCACATCCCTCTTTATTTCGATCATACCCTACAACCTCTACGGTCTCGCCTTCATACACGAACCGCTCGCCGACCGGACGGGTGTAACGTTTTTCATCTCTGGGTTTCATGGTTCCCTACCTTTCGAGTTTCACTTCCTCGTCCATTCCGACGATACCCCGCCGGCGCAGACGCTTGATGAAGTTCTTCATGTTCAATGCCTGCTCATAGTAACAGTCCTTTTCGACCTTGACACGCGATTTGCGGTCGCTCTCGACCTTCATGTTCTTAGGATTCAGCCACGAATAGGCCGACACCTCCACTTCTGCTCTCGACGCTGTCCGCGTAACCGTATTGAATTTATAGAGGGTATGACCGGGCACCCGAACCATCTGTCCGATCAGTTTGTATTCGTTCTGCTTTCGTTCGACGGCCTCGATCTGCGCTTTGGCTATCTTATCGTTCGTCACGCCGTCATGTGGAGTCAAGATGTCCATCGTTCTATTCGTTTTCGTAAATCGGTCGCCAGCCGATAACCACACCATCGTATCCGAGACACTCTTCTGCATTCTGGCAGAAGGAATAGCCTCCATCACACATCCACACATCATCTTGGCGGGCTCCAAGATAAATTCGCTCATGTTCGCCGTCCGAGACTTTCATCAAAACACACGAATTATTTTCCGGCAGTTCCTCATTCGGATTACGCCAGCGGGTCAATTCTTCCCGCTCGGATTGGGCACCTGCAATAAAGTCACATTCAGTTAACTTCATGTGACTGCCGTATTCTCTCGTCCCACCACGCCACACTTTTCGAGCATACTTTTTTGCCCTTTCCTTAATCGCTTTCATATCTCATCCAATTTTTGGATAAATGATCTCAAATCTTCACACAGCGCAGGGTCGCACACCCTACCGCTCCCGTCACAACCGTCCTTATATTTGCATGAGGATTTGAATGCCTCTATTGCCTTTTCACGCATCCGCTCCTCGGTTTCTTGCTCGGCAAGTCCTGCCATCCTTTCGGCATCCTGCATTGTCACATACCCGCTATACGGATAGCTGCACTCGTGATCGTACAAGTAATTTTCAGCTCTTTCACTTTTCATTATTCTACTCCTTTCAGTAATTCTGGGTTATCGTGCATATTGCCGATTGCCCACATTTGATAGGAATCGTCGAAGCAATCGGAAATAAGAAAAATATCCACGTCGCCGAAGTTCACAACGAACCCACAGTTTCGCCACTCGACCACTCCGATGCTCCCGAACTTATCGGTCAGTACATCCCCTTCGCAAATTTCTTCACCGTTCTTGTCTTTCAGACCCGTGTACTGGCCGATTGTATCGGGGTAAACTTCGTCAATGATTGCCTTTATTCCATTCTCTTCCGAATATTTTGTCATCGAAACAATGCCAGTTTTCCCATTAAAACACTCCACAAGACTACCGACAGCCCATTCCATTGTATCAGGGCGTTTGCCTCGGAATTTAATTTCTCTCATAGTCTCCAATTTTTTTTGTAATTATTTCGAGATTTTGCCAGAATCTCGCTATTTCTTGAAATGTTTGATAATCTCCTCGGCGGTGGCCTTATGCCGAGCAAGTCCCTCCCATTTAGATATGATCGGATCGTCTTCAACATGATCCATACCGATACATAGTGACCATCTATCCGTAATTTCGTTTACATACCACTGCATGTAATCGTTCTCGTCGTTCATCGCCGCCAATGCCTTAAACAGCTCGATATTCTCGCCGCAGTCTATGGCTGGGTGTCCTTTGGCAACATTTTCAGCCTTGAACTGGTCGATGGAATATCGGGTTTCCTCGTCGTAGTCGCAGATCCCGTGCACCTCGTAAGCGATTTTAAGCCGATCAATCCCTCTGCAATGCAGGGTGTTACAGCCGTCAAATAGGCAGCAGGAGCAGACGTGATACCCGATTCCCTTCAGCCATTCGGTCAGCTCCTTTCGCTTTTCCGCATCCTCGACACGGACAAAGCACGGTGTTGTAAACTCCATACTATTTCACCAATTCGAATTCGTAAACCACCACCCACGGGTTCCGATCCCATGTTCCACGGCCGGACACCTTGTCGATCAGCGAAGCGAAGGCTTCGCGGGGAGTAGGGAATAATTTCCAAGTTCTGCCGTCCTCGGTATC